GAAGGCCTCGAAGTCTTTCGCTCGTTGAAGATCGTCGATGCTCCAGGTTGCCCGACAATCGAGTCAGCATGCGCACCCTGGGTTATCGACTTTGCCGGGGCAATTTTTGGTAGCTACAACAGCGAGACAGGCCACCGCCTGATTAGCGAATACTTCCTCTGCATTCCGAAGAAGAACTCAAAGTCGACGATTGCTGCGGCGATCATGCTGACCGCGCTGATTCGCAACTGGCGGCTGGAAGCTGAGTTCATCATCCTCGCCCCGACCAAGGAAATTGCCGACAACGCCTTCAAGCCTTGCGCGGCAATGGTCAAGCATGATGATGAGCTTAGCGATCTGCTTCACGTCCAGCCGCACCTGAAACTGATCACGCACCGCGAGACAGGTGCCACGTTGAAAGTGGTTGCAGCCGACAGCGACGTGGTCGGCGGCAAAAAGGCCGTTGGTGTGCTGATCGATGAGGCCTGGCTGTTCGGTAAAAACGTCAAGGCGCCGGATATGATCCGCGAGGCCACCGGCGGCCTTCTTTCCAGGCCTGAGGGCTTCATTATTTGGCTGACGACACAGTCAAATGAACCGCCTGCCGGCATATTCAGGTCGAAATTGAGCTACGCCCGCGGTGTGCGCGAAGGTCGGATTGAGGATCCTCGGTTCCTCCCTGTGATCTACGAGTTTCCGCCCGAGATGATCGAGAGCGGAGAGGCCCGACGGCCTGAGAATTTCCACCTGGTGAACCCGAATATGGGGTACTCGGTGGATAGGCCCACCCTCGAACGCCTGTTTATGCAGGCCGAGATGGATGGCGAGGCTGAGGTGCGTGGCTTTCTTGCCAAATTCCTCAATATCGAGATCGGTCTGGCGCTTATGTCAGACAGCTGGGTCGGTGCTGACTTCTGGGAGCCCCAGGCCGAGGCCGGTCTGACGCTCGACTCGCTCATCGAGCGTTGTGAGGTGATCGTCGTCGGTGTCGACGGCGGCGGCCTTGATGACCTGTTGGGTCTCGCGGTCATGGGCCGAGTTCGTGACTCGCGTACATGGCTGCACTGGGCTCACGCATACGCTCACCCATCTGTGCTTACACGACGGAAGACCGAAGCGCCGCGCCTCATGGATCTCGCGGCGGTAGGTGATCTGACCCTGGTGAAAAAGATCGGCGATGACGTCGAGCACCTCGCTGCAACGGTGGCCCGCATCAATCAAGCCGGGTTGCTGGACAAAGTTGGCCTTGACCCCGCTGGAATCGGCGCCGTGCTTGATGCGCTGGCTGACGCAGGCGTCGAGGAAGAAAAAATTATCGGCATATCTCAGGGCTGGAAGCTCACCGGGGCGATTAAAACCACCGAGCGCAAGCTTGCTGAGGGCGCGTTTTTGCACTGCGGACAGCCGCTGATGGCCTGGGCCTGCGGTAACGCGAAAGGCGTGCCCTCGGCAAACGCATTCCTCATCACTAAGCAGGCGTCGGGCACCGCGAAAATTGACCCACTCATGGCCACGTTCAACGCCGTTTCGCTTCTTTCGCTCAATCCCGAGGCGCTGGGCGGCATGGACGACTACCTCAATAACGGCTTTTTCGGACTAGTAGGCTGACCATGGCATTTCGTTGGTATAACCCCCGGACGTGGGGATTTTTCGGGTACACCGACCCGACCACAGGCGACTATGTCGAAGTGGATATGGAGGTCGGCGGCAAGCGCACCAAAGCCGGCGTCCGTGTGACCACCAAGACCGCCTTATCGATCAGCATGGTCTGGTCCTGCGTGAAGATCCTCTCGGAGTCTTTGAGCGGCTTGCCATTGAAGCTATACGACGAGGCCGCTGGCACTCGAACGATGGTGAAGAGCAAGGATCGGGAGCTCAAGCTGCTGCGAAAGCCCAACCCCTACATGACGCTGCTGAACTTCTTGAAGTTCGTGGTAGTGAACATGGCGCTGCGGGGTAATGCCTTTGCCCTGATTGAGCGCAACCGCAACGGTGAGGCAATCGGTTTTGTGCCCCTGGACTGCAACACTGTCACGATCGATACAGATGACGAGCTGATCTACTGGGTAACCCCAAAAGACGGGGATAGATTCCCCGTCTCACCTGAAAACATGCTGCATTTCAAATTGTTCAGCCTGGACGGCATCGTCGGGCTGTCACCCATCGAATATCAGGCGGAAACGATGGGTTTGGCCAAGGCCGGACAGCAATGGTCCTCGCGCTTCATGCGTAAGGGCGGATTTACCGGCGGATACGTGATCTACGAACAGTTCCTGACCAAGGTGCAGCAGGCCCAGGTCATGGAGAAGTTCCCGGACGTGCGCCAGGGGGACGTGGATGACATCGGAAAGATGGCCATTTTGCAAGGCAACCCGAAGATCGTGCCCGCCGGCCTCAGTCAGAAAGATGCTCAGTTCATTGAATCCCAGCAGTTTCAAGAAGAGGCGTTGGCCGGTATCTACGGTGTGCCTCTCTGGTTGGCGAACAGGGCCGGCAAGACTTCGATTATGGGCTCAAACCTTGAGCAGCAACTCACCGGCTTTATCACCTTCGGCCTGAAGCCCTACATCGACGCCGTCGAGGATGAGTTCAACGACAAGGTTTATCGAAAAAACTCCCGATTTGTCGAATTTACCGTTGAGGGCTTGTTGCGGGCCGATAGCGCGGGCCGCGCCGCCTATTACCAGGCAGCACTTGGTGGTTCCGGCGGATCCGGGTGGATGACCATCAACGAAGTCCGCGAAAAGGAAAATCAAACGCCCCTGGATGGCGATGAATACAACCGGATCACCCGGTGGGAGATGCAGACCAATGTCAAAACTTGAAGTCCCGTTTGAACTCAAGACGGTGGACGACGCTGGCAATTTTGAAGGTTATGCAGCGGTGTTCAACAACGTTGATCTTGGTGATGACGTCATCCTTCCCGGTGCTTTTACTCGAGTGAAGTCCACCCGCGGGGGCAAGTTGAAACTTGCGCTCTATCACGACCTGACGCGTTTGGTCGGCGCTGCCGACTACATCCAGGACGACCACGGCCTGCTGCTCAAAGGCCGGGTCAATCTTGCGGTCAGTTATGCGCGCGATGCCTATGAGCTGATGAAAACCGAGATTCTCGACAGCATGTCGATCGGCTTCAACACCATCAAGGAAAGCTTCGAGGAGCGCGCCGGACGTCGTGTCCGGATCATCAAGGAGGCAGAGCTCTGGGAGGCCTCCTTCGTACCCTTCGGGATGAATCCAGAGGCGCAAATCCTCAGTGTGAAATCTGACATTCGACTTTTCGAGAATGCCTTGCGCGAGCGCATCGGGCTTTCTCAGAAGGAAGCGGCGGCAGTCGCTTCGCTCGGCTACTCCGCACTACGCCGTGATGGCGGCAGTGAGGCCACGGTGATCGTGGATGAGCTGAAAGACATATCCACCTTGTTCGCCCACCATTTTGGAGTATCACCATGAGCGAAGTAAAAGAACTGAAGGAATCCCTCGATCTGCAACTTAAAAGCGGTTTCGAAGGGCTGCAAAAGAAATACGACGCTGCTATCGCGGAGGTTGAAAAGGGCAACCAGGTCACCTCCGACCTAAAAAGCCAGATCGACAACCAAAAGGGCGAGCTGCAGCGAGTCATCGACCAGGTTCAGGATCTGGAGCAGAAAGGTGTCAAGCTGCGCGGACAACCAGGTGAAGGCAAAAGCTTCATCGACATGGTCAAGGGCGACGACAATTACAAGGGTCTGCAGCAGAAGAACGTCAGTACCGCGCTAATCGAAGTCACGAAGTCTGATCTGGCTTCGATGAAGGAAATGAAGGTCACCAGCGCGGGCGTCGTAGCACCAATCTACGATCCGGTGATTCAACCCGGCATTCGCCAGGAGCTGCGCATCCGCGACCTGCTCACCACCATCCCGGTGACTGGGCAGAGCTACACGTATTTCCGCGAGAACCTGCACACCCGAGGCGCTGCGCCGGTGGCTGAAGGTGGCTTGAAGCCAACCAGCAACGTGACCTTCACCACCGAAACCGATCGCGTAAAAAAAATCGCGGTCTGGATGCCGGCTACCGACGAGGTGCTCTCCGACGTGCCTCAGATGTTTGCGTACCTGCAACAACTGCTGCGCTACGACCTCAAGCTCGAGGAAGAAGGCCAGATTCTCAAAGGCGACGGTACCGGCGAGAACCTCAACGGCTTGATGACCCAGGCTACGACCTACAACACCGCGCTGAGCAAGGCCGGCGACACCGCAATCGACCTGGTGCGTCGTGCGATCTACCAGGTGCGCAAGCAGTCGCAGATGTCCGCCGACGGTGTCGTGATGACCGAACTCGACTGGATGAACATCGAGCTGCAGAAGGATGGGTCTGGTCACACCAATCCTGTGGGGCCGCCCGGTCATCACCTCTGACAGCATGGACGAGGGTGACGTCGATACGGGCGGCGAATTCCTCGTGGCCAACTTCGCTCGCTCCACCACGTTGTTCGACCGCATGTCGTTCCAGTTCAAGATGGGCCTGATCAATGATCAGTTCATCCGCAACGAGATCGCGCTGTTGGTCGAAGAGCGTCTGGGCCTGGGCGTGCGTCGCAAAGAGGCGCTGGTCAAGGGTCAATTCCCAATCGCGCCGTAATTCACCAAACCCCATGAAGGCCGGCGTATCGCCGGCCTTCTTGTTTCCGGAGGCAATATGAAAGTTAAAGCTCTGTGGGGCTTCGTTGGCAATGCTGAACTGCTTGGCGCCGACTCGCCAAAGGTCTCGCGAGGTCAAGAGTTCGATATCGCTGACGAAGAGTATGCGCACGCCCTGGTTGGTAAAGGGCTGGTCGTTGAGCTCGATGCCAATGGCAAGCCAAAAACCGCCAAACCCAAGGACAGCAAGCCTGCTGCGCCGAAAGAGGCTAAGTAAATGATCGAGTTGGCCACCTTGAAGATGCACCTGCGGGTCGATGGCGACGAAGAAGATGCCTTGATCGGTGGCTACCTCGAAGCGGCCAAAGCTCACATCGAGCAACACTGCGACCGGAGGCTGGTCGAGGCGAATCCGGTTGAGCCAGATGAAATGGGCCTAACCAGGGACGTCGAGCAGGCGCTCCTCCTGCTGGTCGGGCATTGGTACGCCAACCGTGAAGCGGTGGTGATGGGTGGGGGGGCGTCAGCCGTTCCTCTCGCAGTCGACAGGCTGCTCTGGTACAGGAAGCGATTCTAATGCAGGCCGGAAAACTCAGGCATCGAATTAAAATCCAGCAGAAGGTAACTGGACAGGATCCTCAAACCGGGGAGCAATTGACTGAGCAATGGGTCGATTTCGCCAAGGTTTGGGCTTCAGTCGAGGACTTGAGCGCTCGTGATTTAATTGCAGCGCAGGCCGTGCAATCCGAAGCAAAAACTCGCATCGTCATACGGTATCGAGAAGGCATAACCCCCGCGATGCGCGTTGTACTGGGCACTGGTGCCATCTGCGGAATCGTTGGCCCGCCGTTGGCCGACATCAACTCACGAAAGGAATACCTGACGCTGCTGGTTTCGTCGGGGGTGAATGATGGGTGATTGGGTCACATACAACCTCAAGGGCGCCGATGCATTATCTGCCAAGTTCAAGGGTTTGACCGAGGAAATGCGGCGCAAGGTGGTGTTGCCGGCTGCCAAGGATGCCATGGACATCGTGCTGGTCGACGCGAAGGATCGCGCGGCACGGATCGACGACCCGGAAACGGCCAACTTCATCCCGGCCAACCTAGCCATGATCGAACGTAAGGCGCTGGGCCAGGAGGTCGGTGCCGTGGTCATTTCCGTGGGTGTTCGCATGCGCAAGAGAGGGCAGAAGGGCGGCAACACCTTCTACTGGTGGTGGGTGGAGCTGGGCACGGAGAAGAACCGGGCCAAACCGTTCCTCCGACCGGCTCTGGCGAACAACCGCGAGACGCTATTCAAGGAATTTCTCGGTTCGGCCAGGTATCAACTGATCAAGCTGGGGGTGAACTGATGACGGCCCCCATCTTCACCGTGTGCGCGGCGGCACCATCGGTCACTGCGCTACTTGGCACCGGCCCGACACGACTTTACCCGCATGGCGAGGCGCCGGAAGGGGTCATCAGGCCCTATGCAGTCTGGCAGGTCGTTAGCGGCTCGCCGATCAACTACGTCAACGGCGTTCCGGACACGGATCGGTATGGACTCCAGGTGGACGTGTACGCCGATACCGCATCGTCCGCTGATGCAGTTGTGAAGGCGCTCCGCAAAGTGATTGCGCGGTACGCGTACATCACGGGCTTCGGTGTTGATGACCGGGACAAGGACACGCACAACTACAGGAAAGGTTTCGACGTCGCCTGGCTCGTGAGCCAGTAGACCGCACCAGAAAGAACGACCCGCCACGGCGGGTTTTTTTATGCCCGTCAAACAGTGATTTCGCAGGAAATCGGGGAGTACCAAATTGACCATTAACACCCAAGGCACGGAGCTTTTCGCGCTGGATCCGGCTGACAACAGCGTCATCGATGTCGGTTGCTTCACCTCGCTGGACGGGATTGACACTGCAATCGCGCAGATCGACGTGACGTGCACCAAATCCAAGGCGCGTGAGTATGAAGCGGGCTTGGCCGAGCCGGGATCTGCATCGTTCGGCCTGAACATCGATCCGAAAAACCCTTCCCATCTGCGGCTGCACCAGCTGAAGAAAGCGGGCACCAAACTCAAGTGGGTGGTGGGCTGGTCGGACGGATACGACTTCGAAGCAGAAACCGGTATCCCGCCCCTGGTAGGGGCTGAAGGTACGCTGGCTGGCATCGTGCTGAACTCTGCGGGCACGGATTACACCACGGCTCCAGCCGTTGCCATCACCGGCGGTGGCGGTAGCGGTGCGACTGCTACGGCCCAAATTGCCGACGGCAAAGTCACCGGTTTCACCATCACCAATGCTGGTTCTGGTTACACCACTGTTCCGACGGTGGCTCTCACCGGTGGCGATGGTACCGGCGCTTCTGCTCGTGCATTGATCAACGAAAGCGCTGATTTCGACCTGCCAAATACTCGGACCTGGCTCACTTTCGAAGGCTACATGAACGCCTTCCCATTCACCTTTGGGCTCGGTGATGTCGTGAAGTCCAACGTGGGTATTCAGGTATCCGGCGAGATCGAACTGATCGTTAAAACCTCTGCTTAAGGAAGTCCCATGGATCTGAGTATCGCAGCGCTGGCAGCCGCCGGCGCATTCGCCGCGCCGCCGGTGAAGAAGGAAATCCAATGGCATTCAGGTGGCGTGCTTCAGAAAGCCACGGTCTATGTGGCTCATGAGTCCTACATCTCTGTCACGCAGCGCTGGGACGCGCAGAACCAGGGAGGGGACATCACCGCGCAGCGCATTGCGTCGTGCATCGTAGACAAGGATGGTAAGCCGGTGTTCACCGTGGCTGATGTTGTCGGCGGACCGGATACCGGACATGGCGCGCTGTGCGCTGAGCTTGCAATCGTGCTGCTCTCGGCTATTGGCGAAGTCAATAAGGTGCCGGAGGGCGCCTTGGAAAAAAAATCGACGCCGAGGAAGAGTTCTGGCACGAGCTCGTCCTCGCGGGCGTCGGTGGCCGCACGATCGCGGAAGCCAAGCAAAACCTGACATATGTCGAGGCAATGAACTGGATGCGGTACGCCCGTAAGGCCGGATCGCTGAATCTGGGGCTTCGCCTCGAGCATGGGTTTGCAATGCTGGCGACGCTGCTAAACAACGTGCACGGCGGAAAGGCGACCTTTGAAGACTTCCTTCCTGATCGTGGACAGAAGCCCGAGCCAAAAGCAGCCACGCCGCAGGATCTGTTAGCGCTGCTGCAGTCGGTCAAGAGGTGATTTATGGCTGTTGATTCACTTGGCCAACTGACGGTCGATCTGGTTGCCAACACTGGCGGCTTTGAAAAGGGGATGGACCGAGCTCAACGCTCTCTCAAGGCCGCCACGCGGGAAGCCAAGTACCAAGCCGACCAGCTGGATAAGTTGGTCGGCCAGATTGACCCGGTGATTGGGGCCTACGGCCGCCTCGACAAGATGGAGGAGCAGTTGCGCAAGCACCGCGCGGCCGGCCGGCTGGATAATGCCGACTTCACCATGTACCTCGACAAGCTGAAGGAACAGCGTGACGCGGTGGAAAAGGTTGACCGGGTCATGGCCAAGAACGGCCAGACTGCCAAGCAATATGCGGCCAACCTGCGCGGGGTTCCGGCGCAGTTCACCGATATCGCCGTTTCTCTGCAGGCTGGGCAGAACCCGCTGACGGTTTTCCTACAGCAGGGCGGGCAGCTCAAGGATATGTTCGGTGGAGCCGGTCCGGCGGCCAAGGCATTGGGCGGGTATGTTCTGGGTCTGGTGAATCCGTTCACCGTTGCGGCGGCTGCGGCCGCGGTGCTCGCGCTGGCGTACAAGCAAGGTTCCGACGAGGGAACGGCGTTTACTACCTCGCTGGCAATGACCGGGAATACTGCCGGCACGACGGCAAGCAGCTTGGCAACCATGGCTCGCCAGGTGTCCGGCGCTAGCGGTAAGGTCGGCAAAGCATCCGAAGTGCTGGCGCAGTTGGCCGCATCTACGCGCATTCCAGTGGCTGCGTTCGAGTCCATGGCCGCCGCGGCGATCAAGTTCGAATCGGCTACCGGTATCGCTGCAGAGACCACGGTCGAGAACTTCAAGCGGATCGCCAAGGACCCGGTAGCGGAAATTCTGAAGCTCAACGAGTCTATGAATTTTCTGACGGCGACCACTTACGAAAATATCAAGTCGCTGCAGGAGCAGGGGAAGACCCTAGAGGCCGCCGCGCTGACAACCGCCGCGTATGAAGACGGGTTAAACCGCACATCCACGTCCATCAAGCAGAACCTTGGCGTCCTTGAGGCCAGTTGGGGGGCAGTGAAGAACGCCGCCAAAGGGGCCTGGGATGCGGCGCTGAACGTTGGGCGTGAGGAAACGCTCGATCAGCAGATCGCGAAACTGGATGAACAACTCAACGCGATTGCCGACAGTGCGGCACTGCGTAACAAGCGCGATCCCAGAGGAAGGCCCGCGGATCCTTTTAGCAATCTGACGCCCGATGACAGCTTCCGCAAGGACGCCCTTGAGCGTGAGAAAACCGAAAAGCTGGTGCTCAAGTCCGAACAGGATCGACGAGCCGCCGCGAAAGGTTTTCAGCAGCAACAACAGCAGCAATCGCTGGAAGACCAGGTGCGCCTGGACAAGCTGCGCAAAGAAACGGAGAGCAACTCGGTCAAGCGTGAACGCGAGTTGGGGGAGTACCGGCTGCTGGTTGAGCGGCGCGTCACCCAGTCGAAGGCCTCGGGTGATAAGTCGTTGCTGATCTCTACAGAGCAGCAGGCGAAAGATATCGCCGCAATCAACGAGAAATACAAGGATCCCAAAGCCGCCAAGGCACCAGCGTATCGTGAAGACGCCGGCATTAAGGCGCTTGACCAGGCGAAGCAGCAGTACGCAGTGCTTCAGCAACAGAGTGCGCTGATCGGCGATCAGTCGGCTGCGAGTCAGACGCTTGGTGCGAATGCGAAAAAACTGGTCGAGTGGGAGCAGCAGCTTGCCGACATCAAGAGCAAGAAAACGCTTACTGCTGAACAGCAGTCGCTGCTGGCCGACAAGGAACTGATAACCGCCCAACTCAAGCGCAACGCTGCGCTCGAAACCGAGAACACGCTGCGCGATAAAGCGCTGGAAACCCGCCGAAAATTGGCGGCATTCGATGAAAACCTGAAGAGCCAGCTTTCCAGCGCACAGCAGGGCTTGGACAACAACCTGGCCGGCATCGGCCTGGGCGATGAGCAACGCAAGCGCTTGCAGGAGCAGCGCAGCATCCAGCAGTCGTATCAGTCGCAGCTGGACAAGCTGACGTCCGATTACAACAAGAGCAACAAGGACCAATTCAGCACCGAACTGTACGACAAGGAAACCCAGGCGTTGAGATCGGCGCTCGATCAACGCCTGGCCATGCAGCACAAATTTTACGCCGATGAGGACGAAGCCCGGGGTGACTGGACGCTGGGAGCATCCTCGGCCTTCCAGAACTACCTGGATCAGGCGAAGGACGTCGCCGGCCAGGCCAAGTCGGCCTTCACATCGCTATATGACGGTCTCACCGACGCTGCGGTTGATTGGGCGTTTGGTGCTGATGAGAGTTTTGGAGAGGTGGCCACGAGCTTTGCGAAGATGATCGCCAAGATGGCATTGGAGTCGGCCGCATCGGGCGTCTTCAGCAGCATCGCGGGGAGCGCCCTGGGCACAGCAATTGGGAGTGCGTTCGGCGGCGGCAGTGCGCCGGTTTCGGCGGGGAGCACGGCCGCTGGCTATAGCGCCCAATATGGGTTTGATGATGGCGGTTACACCGGCCCAGGCGGGAAGTATGAGCCGGCGGGCATAGTCCACGGTGGTGAGGTGGTGATTCGCAAGGAGGTTGTAGATCGGCCAGGCATGAAGGAGTACCTGGTTAATCTGAACAAGCGAGGGTATGCGGATGGCGGCTATGTGGGGCTGTCTGGAGGCTCGTCCGCGGCGCCAACCGCGCCTGGGCAGATCGTCATCAATCAGTCCTTTGAGGTGCAGAGCGCTGGCGCTGGAGCATCGCAGCAAGACTCTCAAGCCCTGGGCCAAGCATACGCCGATGTCGCAAAACGCGGCGCACAGCAGGAAATCGTCAGGGAAACCCAGCCAGGCGGCAAAATTTGGAGGCTTGTGAATGGCCGTTGAAACGTTTGACTGGTGCCCGATGGTCGAGTCCACCAGCACGCCGGAATACCGAACCCGTTCTTCGAAGTTCGGCAACGGTTATGAGCAGGTAGTGGGGGACGGTCCGAACAATCGGATCGATTCCTGGCCGCTGACGTTCGTGGTGCGGGAGGCGGTTGCACTGGAGATTAAAGCTTTTCTGGATCGCCATGCCGGGCACAAGTCGTTCTTCTGGACGCCTCCGTTGGGGGAGCTTTCCTTCTTCCGTGGCACTGCTCCATCGATCACGCCGAAAGGCGCTGGTTGGTTCTCCCTGACTACTACCTTCACCCAATCTTTTCTCCCTTAAGGGGCGATCATGCCGCTGATCAGTGACATCCAGGTTCTCGAGCCTGGCAGCGAAGTACTGCTCTTCGAATTGGACGGCTCCGAGTATGGTGCGGACGTGCTGCGCTTCCATGGGCATGCGATCCCGCACACGGCGGCCGAGCTGATCGCCGCCGGCGCCGCTGCCGATGAGCTGCCGGCAAAGCCGATTTACTGGCAGGGCAACGAGTACAGCGCTTGGCCGATGCAGATCGACGGTATCGAGTCCAACGGTGACGGTACGGCGGTTCGCCCGACGCTCTCGGTGGGTAACGTCAATGGCAGGATAACGGCGCTGTGCCTGGCCTTCGATGACCTGCTTGAGTTCAAGTTGACCATGCGGCACACGCTGGGCACGTACCTGGACGCCGAGAACTTCCCCGGCGGCAACCCGCAGGCAGACCCAACCCAGGAGACGATCGAAGTCTGGTACATCGACCAGAAAACGAACGAAGACGGGGAGACGGTTACCTGGGAGCTTGCCAGCCCGGGCGACGTGGGCGGCGAGTCCATAGGGCGCCAGGCCACCACCCTTTGCCATTGGTGCCTTACCGGCGGGTACCGCGGCCCGAATTGCGGCTACACCGGGCCCTACGTGACCAAGGACGGAGTCGTGACCGATAACCCGGAACTGGATGAGTGTGATGCAACCCTGGGCCGTGGCTGCATCCCGCGTTTCGGTGAGGGAAACCCGCTGCCTTTCGGCGGATTCCCCGCCGTTTCCCTGATCGCCAGGAGCTGACCATGCGCAAGCACATCTTGAGCGCGATCCAGGCGCACGCGGCGGAAACCTATCCAGCCGAGTGCTGCGGGCTGCTGCTGGCCGTGGGCCGCAAGCAGCAATACTTCCCCTGCAAGAACACCGCTACCGAGCCGAACGAGGAGTTCCGGATCGATCCCGAAGAATACGCCGCAGCGGAAGACCTGGGCGAAGTGATCGGCATTGTTCACTCGCACCCGGACGCGACCAGCCGGCCGTCGCCACGTGATTTGGCGATGTGTGAGGCGACCGAGCTGCCCTGGCACATCTTGAGCTGGCCGGAGGGCGACCTGCGGACGGTGGTGCCCACGGGCGAAACGCCGCTACTAAAACGGCCATTCGTCCACGGCGCGTGGGACTGCTGGCAGGTCTGCGCCGATTGGTACAAGCGCGAGTGGGGCCTTGAGTTCGAAGCCTTCAAACGCGCCGACGGCTGGTGGGAGAGCAAGGATAACGCCAGCCTCTACGAGGCGAACTATGAGGCCGCAGGCTTCTACCGCGTCGACCAGCCACAACGGGGCGACATGATCGTGATGGAGGTGGGTCGGACGGTTCACCCGAACCACGCGGGGATATTCCTCGGTTCCGATCCTTCGCTGCCAGGTGAAGACGCAGCGACCTTCGGCCCCGGGCCATTCCTGCTGCACCATCTGTACGGCAGGCCGTCGGAAATCATCGTCTTCGGCGGCCCATGGCGGGATAGAACTCGCCTGGTGCTGCGCCATCGAGATGCACGGTGATATCTTGGCGCCATCTTCCACAGGAGTGACCCCATGAGATTTTTCGTAGGCGCGGTAGCTGTTGCTTTGCTGGCGGGGTGCTCGTCTCCCTCCGATCTAATGTCGTCGAGCCCTGAAGTCACGGTGACATCCGCCAAGACCCCTAAGGCCCTAGCGTTGTGTGTATTTCCCCATTGGCAAGAGCAAAGTTCAAGTGCAACGATGGCTGAGACAGCGAGTGGGTATCGGCTCGTAAATGGATTCGCGCAGCAGACGGACGATGTTTTGGACATCAAGTCGACGAAAGAGGGCAGCATCGCGAAGCTATACCAGCGAATCGCCTGGTCTCAGATCGGGCGATCCGGACTACGAGATTCGCTGCAGCAATGCCGCTGACCACAAGGCCGCCGAAAGGCGGTTTTTTATGCGAGAAAAAATATGAGTCTTATCATTTCCGAATCCGCCATGACGACAATCAAACTCTCTGGATCGCTCGCAAGAAAATTTGGCAGAACGCACATCAAGCAGATTGATTCCGGTACTGCCAGGGAGGTCTTTAAGGCCTTAGGTTGCACCGTCGAGGGATTCGAGCAGGAGATTAAGCGACTTGCGGCTATCGGCATGCGATTTGCGGTTTTTCGCAACCGTCGAAATGTAGGCGAAGCTGAGTTTGGTCTGGGCGGAACCCGCGAGGTTAGGATCGTCCCAGTCGTTGAAGGCAGCAAGCGTGGCGGCGTTTTGCAGACTGTAGTGGGAGTAGTGCTTCTGGCAATTTCCTATGTCTTCCCGGTCACAGCTCCATACCTAACCCCTGCCGGTATTGGTTTGATCGCCGGTGGCGTTATACAAATGCTCAGCCCCCAAGCCTCGGGCCTCAAGCAGAGCGCCGGGCCAGAAAATGCCCCGTCCTACGCTTTCGGCAGCGCCAAGAACACCACGGCCAGCGGCAACCCCGTCCCGATCTGCATTGGCGAACGCCGCTGGGGCGGGATGATCATTTCCGCCGAGATACTGGCTGAAGACAAAGCTTAATTCGAACGCCGCAAGCAGGCCGCCCGTCAGGCGGTTTTTTTTCGCCTGGAGGAAAATATGGGCGCAGTACAGCAGATCGAAATCCATGGCGAGAAAGGCGGCAGCAGCAAGCCAAAGTCCCCGATCGAGGCCGGCGACAGCCTGCGCTCCACCAACCTGGCAAAGCTGCTGATCGCGGTAGGAGAGGGTGAGTTTGAGGAAGCCCCCGCCGCGGCGGGTATTTTTCTAGACAACACCCCAATCAACGATGCCAGCGGCAACGTCAACTTCCCGAACGTGAAATGGGAGTGGCGGTCCGGGTCCGTGGATCAGACCTATATCCCCGGACTCCCATCCGTGGCGAACGAGACCTCGATGAACATCGAGCTGCGCAGCGATGCGGCCTGGGTTCGCTCGGTCACGAATATCCAGCTGTCGGCGGTGCGCGTGCGTTTCGCCTGGCCCGCACTCCAGCGCCAGGACGACCAAGGCAACATCGGCGGTTACCGGATCGAGTACGCCATCGACGTTTCTACGGACGGGGGCGCCTACCAGCAGGTACTGACCGATGCCGTGGATGGCAAGACCACTACCCGCTACGAGCGCTCCAAACGCATCGACCTGCCTGATGCCACCACCGGCTGGCAGATCCGCGTCCGCCGTATCACGCCGAACCAGAACAGCAACAAGATCGCAGACACCATGCTGATTGCCGGCTTCACCGAGGTTATCGACGCAAAGCTGCGCTACCCGAACACCGCGCTGCTGTACATCGAGTTCGATGCCGAGCAGTTCACCAACATCCCGGCTGTCACCGTGAAGTGCAAAGCCAGGAAATGGCAGGTGCCGAGCAACTACGACCCAATCGCCAGGACCTACACAGGCACTTGGGACGGCAGCATGAAGCAGGCATGGACCAACAACCCGGCCTGGATCACTTACGGCATTTGCACCGAAGACCGTTTCGGCCTGGGCAAGCGCATCAAGTCGTTCATGGTAGACAAGTGGGAGCTGTACCGGATCGCCCAGTATTGCGACCAACTGGTGCCGGATGGCCTGGGCGGGACTGAGCCGCGCTTCCTATGCGACATGAACCTGCAGGGAAAGGCCGACGCCTGGACGCTGCTGCGTGACATTTGCGGCATTTATCGGGGTATGACTTATTGGGCCCAGGGCCAGTTGATCATGCAGGCCGACATGCCGCGCGCCCAAGACTTCGACTATGTCTTCACCCGGGCGAACGTCATCGACGGCAAGTTTTCCTATGGCAGTGCGTCGGCCAAGACCCGGTATACCCGCGCCTTGGTCAGCTACGACAACCCAGCGAACAACTACGACACCGACGTCATTCCGTTTTCCGACCTGGCACTCCAGCGCCGCTATGGCGACCGGCCAACGGAACTGAGCGCCATTGGCTGCACCCGGGCGTCCGAGGCCCAGCGCCGTGGCAATTGGGCGATCCTAAGCAACAACCTGGACCGGACCGTTACCTTCAAGACCGGGATGGAGGGTGTGATTCCGCTCCCTGGACACATCATCCCGGTAGCTGACTCGCTGTTGGCTGGACGGGAGATTGGCGGGCGTATCTCTGCCGCTGTCGGCCGAGTCGTCACCCTGGACCGTGACACCGAGGCCAAGGCCGGCGACCGTCTGATCATCAACCTGCCAGGCGGTCGCGCCGAAGGCCGCACCGTGGAGAGCGTTTCAGGCCGGGCCGTCACGGTAACGGTAGCGTACAGCGAAGCGCCGCGGGCTCAGCTCCAATGGGCGCTGGACGCTGACGACTTGGCGATCCCGTTATATCGAGTTCTCCGAACCAAGCGCACCACCGAAGGCGACTTCGAAATAAGCGCTCTGCAATACGAACCGAGCAAGTTCGGCTATATCGACACCGGCGCACGGCTGGAAGACAGACCCATCAGCGTGATTCCAATCACGGTTGTTCCGGCGCCGGCCAGTGTTTCGGTCAGCGCGAACTCGGTCGTTTCCCAAGGCCTCGCCGTCGCCACGATGACCATCACCTGGCCTGCCGTGCCGGGTGCTGTGGCCTATGACGTCGAGTGGCGCAAAGACAGCAGCAACTGGATCAAGGTCGCGCGCACAGGCTCGACAGGTGTGGATGTCGTTGGCATCTACGCCGGCGCCTACGTGGCCCGCGTCCGTGCGGTGAGTGCTTTCGACATCTCGTCGGTTTGGCGCAACTCCGTGCTCACCGAACTGAAGGGCAAGGAAGGCCTGCCGCCGGCGGTCACCAGCCTGACGGCCACGTCTCTGCTGTTCGGCATCGGTCTGAAATGGACTTTCCCGGCCGGCGCCGAGGACACCCAGCGCACCGAGATTTGGTATGGGCCGACCAACGTGCTGGCTAACGCCACGAAACTGGCAGACCTGGCGTATCCCCAGAGCGACTACAGCATGCAGAGCCTGCTGGCAGGGGCGTCGTTCTTCTTCTGGGCGCGCCTGGTGGATCGCACCGGGAACATCGGTCCTTGGTATCCAGTTGGCAATGGTGTCCTGGGCCAGGCAAGCTCGGACGCCGGGCCGATCCTTGACATAATTGAGGGCCAGATCACCGAGACGGAGCTCGGCCAGCATCTGCGCGATGAAATCGAGAAGATCCCAGGCCTCCAAGCCCAGATCGATGCGCTCGACGACATCCTGCTCTATGACCCGGCCAAGGCCTACCTAAAGAACGATATGGTCCGGCTTGGTCAGCGGCTGTACCAGGCTCTTTCGGCGGTGCCTGCGAACACCCCTCCGCCCAATGCGACATATTGGAAGGACGTAGGGCAGTCACTCGAGACGGCCAATGGTCTGGCCCAGCAGGTCGCAACGAACACTGCCGACATCACCGAAATCGACGGCGTCATCACTGCCCAGGCCACGGCCTTCGAAGCGTTACGGGCGTCGTATCGCGATGACACCGGAGAAGGGGATTTGGCCGACGCCATCAAGGGTTGGACCAGCACAGCGGCAATCGCTCAGGAAACCAGCGTTCGGGCTTCTGAGAGTGAGGCGACGGCTACCAGGCTGACAACCTTTGACGCCCAGATCGGCCAGAACGCAGCGAACCTGACCACGCTTGAGCAGGTGGTGACAACGAACAAATCGGCGACGGCGACAAAGATTGATCAGTTGAGCGCAACCGTAGACTCGAACACGGCTGCAATTCAGCAGACCTCGACGGCCTACGCCGATACCAGCGGCAAGCTGACCACCATGTGGTCGGTAAAAATGCAGCTCACCGCTGATGGCAAGTACGTCGCGGCCGGTATCGGGCTCGGCATCGAGAATACTGACGCTGGCCTGCAAAGCCAGTTCCTAGTCAGCGCAGATCGCTTTGCCATCGTCAACACCATCGCTGGCGGTGCCGTCTCGGTTCCTTTCGCGGTCCAGGGCGGGCAGGTGTTCATGAACTCGGCCTTCATCCAGGACGGCAGCATCACCATGCTGAAGATCGGCCAGTACCTGCAATCCGACAACTACGTTGCCGGCGTGCAGGGCTGGCGCCTGGATAAGGCCGGGACCCTGGAATTCAACGGCCCAGCACCTGGCGGTGGGCGCCTGACCATGACCAACCGTGCCATCAAGGTTTATGACCAGAACGGCGTTAAACGGGTGCAGCTTGGAGATCTCGACGCATGAGCCATGGAATACGTGTGTGGGGCCCCGATGGGGTCCTGCGGCTCGATGAGAACTCTTTCACCATGCGGGTGGTGCTTTCCGCTCTGGTTACCTTCCCTGATCAAACGAAAGGGATGCAGAGCTTTTCTGTCCCGGGGTGTACGGCATCCAACTCTATTGCCGTGGTTATACCGAACGGTCCTTACAATCAGTCGGTGAACAAGCAATTTGAAACGGAAATGGTCTCTGGGGAGGCGCGAGTCTATAATTATATACACACCTATGCAGCGAGCCTTTCCACCTCTGGAACCATGCGACTATTGGTTATAAGGTTCGCCACATGACATACGGACTTACGTTTACGAACAATAATAACGAAGTCGTCATTGACTCTGAGTTTGGGCGGCTGAATGTTATTTGCAATGGTCGCTATGCGCCAACTGAGGAGTTTAATCTAGGTTCGACTACAATTTTTCCGCTTGTTATCACCAGCGCGGAACCTCCCCTTATATTTTGCCGGCCAGACACTGGTGCTATTGCTGGCCTTGGGCAAATGCAAGTAATTGGAAGCCCAGGAAACTGGACCGGATTTTATGTCCGAGCCTACAACGACTCTACCGCACAGCCGAATGGTCGCTATTTTGCGGCTGCGTTTGGCTCACAGCCGGCCGCATCCTTCGGCTTAAGGCTATGGGATGGGTCATCGAAACTGTTGTTTGACTCCGGAACGCCGAGTGCCCTTTTTGTAAGGGCATTTCAAAACTGGACATATCAGCGATTCGAAAATACCGGTACTGGCGCTACAAGGAATTACTACACCGTTCCGTTCGCCTTCCCGGAGAATGAATACCTCCTAATAAATACGTTCAGCATGCTCATGGTTTCAGGGGCACCACAAGGCCGATTGGTTTATACGCTGTGGGATTTCGCAAGCGGAACGCTATATGCAGTAGCTACAGGGACCGCTAATCCGTTCGCATTTTTCATGCCGGCAGTATTCGCAAAGCTTGTCGCTTAATTAAACTAAGGAATTCGTCATGCCCTGGTATAAAACGGGAACGGTCGCTGTCATCCTAAATTCTAACGCCGTTATTGGCACGGGAACCGCTTTCATCGCGAACAGCCGGGT